CGAAGCCCTGTCGGGCATCAAGAAATTATCAATAGAGTCGAGACGGTAGTGAAGCTGGAGACGTGGCAAAGATTGGTCGACCAATTGATAGCCCATGAGGGCATGGAGCTTCGCCTCTATAAATGTCCCGCAGGCAAATGGTCGATAGGCGCAGGCCGCAACCTTCAGGACCGTGGTATCACCGAGAGCGAGGCCCGCCATCTCTTGAACAATGATATCCGTATATCCATTGACGAGCTAACTGATGAGTTCCCTTGGTTCACGCGCCTCGATGAAATGCGGCAGGCAGCCATGGTCGAACTGCACTTCAACCTCGGCCTTAGTAACCTGAAAACATTCAAGAAAACATTGAGCTTGATAGCCGAAGCGGTCGAAGGTAGGGTCGCTTGGCATGATGTCGGCAGGGAGCTTCTCAATTCAAAGTGGGCGGATCAGGTTGGCCGCCGCTCTCAGGTAATCGCCGACATGCTAATCATAGGAGACGTAGAATGAACTGGATCACAGAACGCATGAAAGAGCCCAGCACTTGGGCGGGCCTAGCCGCCGGTTGCATCATTATCAGCATGCTTACGAACATCGGATGGATAGCGATGGTCGGAATTATCGGTGCAGGAGCAGCGATGGTGCTCAGGGAGAAGGGTATTATCTGATGCTGGGGACGCTGATACCCGGACTGCTTCCTGTTATCGGGGATGTGCTTGATAGATTTTTCCCAGACAAAGAAGCTAATGCAAAGGCGCGGCGCGAGATTGAGGCGAAACTTACGTCTCATCTTGCGAGCGTCGACATCGCTCAGATCGAAACGAACCGAGAACAAGCGCGTCATCCATCCATTTTTGTCGCCGGGAGTCGACCGTGCATCATGTGGATTTGCGCGTTTGGGTTGGCGTGGCAGTTCGTTATTCAGCCTGTGCTCGTGTGGTACATGGCGTTGACTGGTGACACCACGCCGCTGCCTGTCATCCCAGTGGAGGGACTCTTCACATTGACTGCCTCATTGCTGGGGCTAGGCTCGATGCGTTCGTTCGAGAAGCGCACCAACACTCACCGAAACAACATGAAGCACCCGTGAGATGGTAGATAAATTCGACTCCACCGCTCACGAACGAGGTACGACGGCAACGATCCCGCCTCAGTACTACGTTCCCAAGAAGAGTGAGGACTACTGGATAGACGTTGTCGATGAGGGCGTGGGGAAATCAGGGCTCCCGAACAAGACGCGCCGACAGGGCATTCTGAATCTTCTCGAAGACAGAATGCGGAAAGATGCTCTCCTCCGTCTTGGTTTCCAAGAGTTGGTGGGGGATGACCCCAGCGCAAGCGGCATAGTCGCTCTCATGGAAAGAATACAGTCCGTCCCCGGACCACAGGATCGCCCGCCCGGGCCCGGGGAATATCGATGGGAATTAGGGGGAGCACACTTCCCGGCACTGGAGAGTCCAACGGGTCAAAGAAGATATAGTGGATATGGCAGCGCGACTGAGGGTGATCGTAGGGAGATTGAACAGCGTGTCGCAAGAGGAGAGGCTCCCTCTCATCTGCCGTCGACGGATTTTGGGTCATCATTGCCTGCGGGTGCATTTCGTAATCGCCCTATAGTCGCTTACGCAGTTAAAGATTCTCCCGGTGACCGCGCCGCCCCGCCGGGGTATGACCCTGCTTACTGGCGAGGAATTATGTCGCTCGCGCATGAGATAAGACACGCTGGTTTTGAGGCTTTGAAGAGGACGCCGACCGGAACTGAGGCAGAAATGCGAGCGGTGGATAAGATACTCTCACCACGGCTATCGCCGGGGACAGATGAGACGTTCATGAGAGCATACGATGCGGCACATAGAAAGAATGATCAACTCTCCCGGAAATTTATGTCGAAAACCGAGAAAAAGAAAGAGGGGGAGGCAATGAGGTTGTATCCCAATCCCCTTGAACATCCTGTTCAGTCCGCTGCTGCGAAAATGCTACGCAACCAATACGCTGGCAGAGAACTTTACGCTCCATTAGTAAGGCAACCCAGATGAAACAGATCATTGCTAACGACAACGCCAACGTGGTGCAGACGGTGGTGCAACCGACGCCCGCTCAGGACATGATTGGCATCGGCCCGATCAAGGTGACAACCGACAATGCGTACCTCGCTGGTGGCATCGTCTGTGTGTTGCTGGTGCTGGGCTATATCATCAAGAAGATAATCGACAAGCGTATGAGCTAGTGCTCATTGTCGAGCGCCTGTTGCAGCGGTGGTTCCGGCAGCGCAATCTTCTGGGCGTTAAGGAATTCTACGATCCCCACCTGATGCCCGTTGCCTCCGATCTGGAGGACAGCTTCTCTGACATCAAGCGAGAGTATGACGAGGTCATCAAGAGATATGATGACTTCGCTCCCTTTCAAACCATCTCCCCTCACCAAACTTATATCTCTAATGACGATAGGTGGAGGCTGTTCTTTCTGAGAGGGGCTGGCATCTGGTTCCGTCGTAACTGTAGGCTGATGCCCGTCACGCACAAGATTCTAAAGCGTCATCCGTATGTGATAAGCGCATATGTCTCGGTGCTGGGGCCGCACAAGAGGCTCAACCCCCACGCTGGGCCTTACTCGGGGGTATTGAGATTGCATCTGGCGCTCGACATACCCGATGAGAACCGCTGCCACATCACTGTGAACGGGCAGCGCCGACACTGGGAACAGGGCAAGTGCCTGATGTTCGATGACACATACGAACATTGGGCAGCCAATGATGGTGATGGCCTCAGAAGCGTGCTGTTTATGGACGTGATGAAGCCCCTTCCGAAGGGCTTAGCCTTTGTAAATATGGCCATTATCAAGATCGCTCGGGTGTTTCCCTATGTGGTCGTGCCATGGTGGCGGCACAAACGATGGGAAAAGAAATTCTATAAGCGATAAGGGTTGATTTATTTTGGGGAGAAATGTAGGGTAATTATGCTTGATGCATCGAGCGAAGATGGTTACCTCATCTTGTGGGGGAGGATTAGTCACCCTCCCCCTTTTTCATTGGTCGCGATTCATTCTGTGCATCACCTTATCGGCCAGTCTGTCCCCCAGTGTTTGGCCTGATGGGAACACCGGCGACTTCACCTCACTTCTCAGCGCCTCGACAGCAGCATCCACCCCCTCCTCGAAGCTACCGCCCCCACCGGGGGGAGGGGAGTTATCGCCGCTCAAGAATTCTCTCAACGCCGCTCTCGCCACGGCAGCAGGAGTTATGCCGAGATCCTCCCCTAGCTTTCCTGCCGCAACGATATCTTTGATCGGGAATAAAATGTTCCATGATTGAGACGGCTCACCCATCTTGTAGGGTCTGTTCCTCTTCCCCGGCATTTGCTTCTTCCTCCATCTGGATGAGAGTTTGGTATATGTCTTCGGCGACGGCGGCGTATCCTGCAATGTCAGTATGCGAGTCAGTCGCTGGTAGGTGTTGGCACCTCGCGAACTTGACCAGCGCCATCATCATCGCCGCATCGTAAGCGCTGATGGGTCCGGGCGCAGCACGGTTCGCAATCCACACATTCCAGAGGTCGGCGATCCGAAGATGGTTGATTGCGCTGGGACCATAGGCGTTGGCGCGGGGGCCTGTGACAAGGCTCTCCGCATCGGCGAGCAGTTCTGATTTCACGTTCATAGATCACCCTCCTCAAAAGTTGACCGGCTAATAAACAGTTCACGCAGTTTGGCAAAGCGTTCCCGGGCTTCATCGTTGGTCTTGATCTCAGATCTGCTCTTCACCTTGAGCAACCCCCTGACCGCAGCGGCTGTTGCCTCCTCGGATGCTTCCATGGCGAAGCCGTTGTCTTCGATCCACCTTTGAAAATCACTGTCTCGACACAGCGCACCGCATGAGGTGAGCAATCTCTTCGCCTCGCGTGCGTCGTCACCCTCGATGACCTCCCCTTCCTCCGAGAGTTTGCCCATACCGACCATGTAACGTTGACCGATGCTATCGTTGAGCAGATCTCGCGGTACATCGCTGGGATGGATCACCAACGTGATGGAAATCCCGTCCTTGGTTTGGCGCAGTGCGGCTTTCACTGCCTCGAATCCGTATGCAACTTCTCTGATTTCAGCCACTCTTCAGGCTCCACTCCCTGTAGTGCCCACCATTGTTTCTCATTTCCATGAGCGTGCAACTCCATGTGATGTTTGTGGCATAGCGGCACAGTAAACTGATCCCCCACTTTCATGCCCATCGCAGCGGGTTGCATGAAC